AATCCATCCACATCACAATCCACAGGCACATATATTGGCATAAGCTGAGTACGCCTGCCTGTCGAACCACTTGTCAATGCACTATTGTCGCCCTCTGCTTGTTGTGCAGTAATATATGGTGAACCATATCTGAACTGAAATACTTCTGCTGATGTGCTTGTGCCACCCGAATCATCCTGCCATACAGGTACGCCACCACTTGATACTGCAAGCACCTGACCACTTGTGCCGATTGCTAACTTCTGTATCGTACTGCCATTGATATAGAACACATCGCCTGTCGCTGCATTGCTCGGCACGACGAATATCTCTTTGATGCCGTTGTTGGTCCTACACCACATCTTTCCATCCGCAGCATTCATAAACAACTCACCGATATAGATGTCAAGTGAATCCCACGTGCCATCCACGTGGTTGTCTGATGGTGCAACCGTTGGCACTTGTCCTGTTACTGTGGATAGCTTCTGTATCATCCTGCTATCCTGCGTGTTGACTGTTCTTGTAAATATTGCCATACCTCTAAATAGAATTTATCTTGTTTTGTTCAAAATTGTCATTGTCGTATTGCACCAAGTCCACGCCACCTGCAACAACGGTCTGCGGCTGTGTTGCCCCTGCATTACGTACCTCATCCACGCCGCCAATCACTTCATCAATGTCGAAGTCCAGTACAGGCACGCTGCAATTCTCATATCCGTATGCAATCTTGATGCGCATATTCAACACCCATCCATTCAGGCTGTCCTCGAATCGGTCTGCGAATGGTGTCATCGTCACGCTTTCATCAAGTGAAAATTCTTTGTCCTTTACCGTGTCCTTGTACAATAAGGCAACCACATCCTGCGCCACAAGTTGCAGGTCGCTGTATATCTCGAAGTCGTTCTTGTCGCCATCCGTAACCAAGTCGGCAAGTATTACTTGAAAACTGATATATGATGCCCTGCCTTGTATGGATGAATCAACTACATTGAACCACATCAGCGGATAGGTCGGCTGTGATGTCGTTGTGTTCTTGTCAGGCATACCGCCATATAATAACTTGCGAAAGGTCACATCATACAGACTGCCTATGCCGAAGCTATTTATCTGCCTGTGCTTTTCTGCTATGCTTTTTAAGGACCTTATCAGTCGGTTGATGCTGTACTTTGTCTTCACGCTTTAGTTCGTATTTGATTAGCTTCTGAATGTTTTTGTTTGATGTTCTTTTATTTACCATTTACGCTTTTTGTATGGTTCTTGAAATCGGGGAATGCCTGCCCTATCAATGAAGTCATTGTCGCCATCGTCAAGCAGCATGCCGCTGAAGTAGTTCTGTATGTTCGGTTGTATGTCGTCGCCTGCATCGTTGCCGTTTTCATATTCGGGGAATAAGGTGCTGTTCTCACATAGATATGCCGTGATGCGCTCTGCGTACCATTGCGCCCGGTTTTGCCACCAGTCAATGACATCCTTAACATCCTGCATCGATACCTGTGTGCTTGTTTCGCTCACCTTAGTCATTATTCCCTTGTTCAAGTAGCGCACGCTGATATACATCGGCGAATCAGCAAGTATGTAAGCAATCATACAACGCTGTATGTAATCGTTCATCAATGTCAGGTAATTGCCTGCCAATGTACCTGCAACGACATCCGACTTCAACTTGTTGTATAACTCCGTGCCCAGTATCGGGTGGATGCGCTGTTCTTGCACATCGTCAATCAACTGACCAAGCACCTTGTAATCGATGTTGTCGCTTAATACGCTGTTGTTCTTTAGGTCTGCTTCTGATATGAATCGTACCATCTTATATTTTATTTGTCAATTATTAAAACTTGTTCCCACGTATGCCTGCAATATGGTACGTGTAGCAATCCTGCCGTGTCGGGCACCGTGTACCATCCGCCTTTCATTCGCCATACGTCATACCCGAATATTGCGCTCATCCTGTCTATGTCCTGCTTGCTGTATAACTTTTTGCGCTGCATCATCTTTTGGCAGAACTCACGACTTTCACCGCCTGCGCTTAGTGGTGGCGCATCGCTCCTTAACGCATAGCGATACATCGTCGTGATGCTCGGTATCTTGCCCTGTGGCGTGATGCCATCCCTACCCCTTGCCGTTGGCGTGCGCAGTATCTGTCCATCACGTTCTGATTGCTTCAACCTGCCATCAGTGGTCATCTGTTCGATTAGGTTCTTAATGCGTTCTGTCTTTTCACGTATCGCCTTTGCAATGTTCTCAATGCTGATGTCGGGTGTTTCTTGCAGTATCTTCAATATTTTATTTTCAACCAATTCTTGTTCAACAAACTGCTCCGCTTCATATACGCTGTTGAAGTGCTGCCGTACCACTTTAACAATCGTCACGCTGTCCTCATCAATGCCGAATGTAGCAGCTATTTCAAGATGCTTTTTCCAGTCCTTTGAATCTTTTACAAATTCATCCATCGTGCTTTCGCCAAGCATCATATCGATGTCGGCATCGGTTAAGCCATATCCACCACGCAGCATCGTCACTGCCTGCTCATAGGTCAATACGCCTTTGCCATATTTGTTTATGATGCGCATCACGTTCTGCATCTGCCTGCCAGTAAGGTTTCGCAACGCATCATTGACCTGTGCCTGTTGTGCCTGCTCTTGCTGTTGCTCGGCTGCTACTTCCTGCTGTGCAGGTGTAATCGGTTCAGTTGGTATGATTGTAAACGCATTCGATATGCCTGTGATGTTCTCTGCATGGTAGTTGATAATCTTTTCAACAATCTGCTGCCTGCCGTTCACATACGTGTTCTTGAATAACTCATACGCATCAAGCATCTCCGTTCTGCCGCCCAGTTGCCCCTCGACACGTACACCCATAAGCATAGGGCTTACAATCTGATGCCCGACAAATATCTCTTGCAGCACGGTCTTGTTTAATATCTCAAACTTGGTATCGCTGTCATCGGGTTCGAGTGATTCGATTACAGGTGCGGCATCTTTGTTCGGCACGAAGTTCAACACGAACTTGCCTGCATTGTCCGTGCCTGCCTTTGTGTACTTGAACTGCTTCGATATTGCTCGCATCTCTTCTGCGGTCGGCTGTTGTGCAATGAAAGTAATTACCTTGCCGCCCCAAAATCCGTTCTTGATGTTGTTCAGATGATAGTTGCTGATTTCGATGTCCGTTTCGATATAAGGTATGCAGCCGATGTAGTTCGGTATTGGATATACCTTTGAACCCGGTCTGTACACTTTGTAATAAAATATCTGCCTGCCTTTGCGCTTGGTTATGTCGAATGCAGGATATTCAATGACTTCAGGCGTGTTGTACTGCGCCCATTGTGGGCTGTAATAGAAACAACTGCCATCCACATTCGACCGCACATTCTTGAACTCCAATACTTTCATCTCGTATGATGTACCTGCTCTATTCCATACGCATTCAATCGCACAACCATTATACAACTCCAAGTCTGTAATCAGTTGATAGGTGAACTCATTCATCGACTGCCATCTGTTCACGCTGTCGTATAATGCTTGCACCCTTGCATCTTGCACCTGCACCTCTACACCCTGCCCATATACATAGGTAATCTTTGAATTGACAATAGCATTGTGCTTCGCAGAACGATTGTATAGTTCAATCAGATAGTTCGGATATAGATTGTCCTCACCATACGTCACATAGCCATCACGTGGTCGCTCGATGTTGACTGGTATCTTGTGTGCTTCAAGTTGCACCTCATATAGGTTAGCCTTATCAGTTGTTTTTCTCATATATCGTATTCGTGTTGTTTACTTGATGTGCAGTTATTGTGCTGCGTTGCCAAATTACTAAAGCCAAGCCACGTTCAAGGACTTGACCTGCTCCTGTTAGCACCGTGTATTCGTGATAGCCTAAGTCAAGGTTCACTTCGCCATTCGCTGCAATCGGGTTGGTTGTGTCCTTTATCGTAAGCAGGTTGTATCGCTGCCTGTAATTGCTGATGTCAACCACGTTGCACTGCTTGACTTCGTTTGTCTGCTTCGACTTGAATTGAATAACGAAATTCGTTTCGTCGTAGTCGGTCATTTCGCTTGCAGTGACCACCACCGTTGAATTGCCGTTCTTCTGCATTATTATCATAATAGTAAATAGAATATTGGCAAAAGTGTAATAAATAAAAATGCCCCACCATTACGGCAGGGCATTCTACAAAATCTATGAACCAATTTATGCAGGTAGCAATAGTGCGGCAATGATGCCTGATGCAACTTCTTTCGCAGGCAGTGGTTCTTTGCCTGTGAACTCTAATTCGTATCCATTTCGGTCGTCAATCAATTTGCCAAATGTCGCAGTGCGGTTGATAAGGTTCAAGCCGTAGCCCTCACCATATAACCAGTATTTGTCATTGGAATCTTTAACGATGATGCAGACACGATTCTTCGCAACGATGTACAACTCATTGCGCTTGTTCGTTTCTTGCTTGTACAACGGAATCTTAACAGACTGCTCGTGTGCAATAGTGCCATTCTCGGGCTTCTTGATTGCATTCTCTGACACCTCGCCTTGCTCTGAATATAACTCGTATGTCCAGAACTGCTTGCCCGATGCCATCGTGATTGCAGTGATTGCGCCTGTTACCGTTGTAACTGCTGTTACGTTATTGAACTCGGTGATATATATTTCTTTTACACCACCTGCATTATCGCCTAAGCAGTCAAGACTGAAACCTTGTGTTAGTAAACAACTCATATTCGTAAGGTGGTTTTAAGTGATGTTAAGAATTTGAATATTCAACGATTTCAGATGGGAATGCAACCTGCCATCCACGACGATAACGGAATGAATACTTCACGTTTTGGTCGTCTTGGCTGTACCACATCTCTGCTGCTTCTTCTTCGTTAAGCAAGTCAACGCCTAAGAATAAGTTGCGGTCAGGGTCCATAGCAAAGATGAACGGATTGTCACCGCTATTTGAACCAAGTCCATCAAGACCGTGAACAGGTATGATTTCGTGCACTGAACCTTCAGCAAATATGTTCTTCTGATTGCCGCCCACAGGGAAGTGGAACAAGTTGTCGATGAACATCTTTTGGCGATATAGTTCTGCAATGTCATAGCCGCAGAATATCTTAACGCCTGCATTACCTTTCAACTGAACAGGAATCTTCGCCACCACATTCTGCATGATAGTGCGCACGTTTGATGTAGTCACTGGTCCTGATACCGCAGTAGCTACATTCGTACCCGTTGCAGCCTTAATGATTTTTATCAAACCATCATAGATTGACAAGTATGCAGATGTTGAAGTCGTGTCGCCCTGCCAGTCAGCAGTTTCTTGATGCTTCTTAATCTGCTCAACGATGTCAGTCACAATCTTTGCAGGTATGTCGGATTCGGTGTACTTCTGTCCGTTCTTCAACAGGATTTGTGTCCACTTAGCTTCAAGTGTACGTGGACAAAGTGTGTCCTGATACTTTACCGCTTTAGCATCAATCTCACGCTGCGTGAATGCAGTCGTACCTGATGCAAGGAATGAACAGCCATCACCTGATTGTGGAATCGGCGTGTTGGTTAAAATTTGCAAAGCCATTTTGCTCTTAACACCTACTTGCACGTTTGCCAATGCAGCGGTTTCTGATTCGAAGTGTAAGGCTGTGAGCAGCTCCTTACTGGTTTGGTTAACGTAGTCCGTTAACGATGAAACTGAGAATGCCATTTTATTTAGTTTTTATTGTTTTTAATGTGGTTAGTATTGAATCGATTTTTTGTTGTTTCTTGTCCTTTGCTGTGGTGAACTGCTGATTCTCTTTTTTCAGTTCTGCTGTTGGCAGGTCGCCTATCTTCTCAATCAGTTCAAACATCTGCTTGTTGGTTTCTTTCTGCTTGTCGATTTCAGACTGCATCGCTGACATCTTGCCCTCGATGGCATCCATCAACTCTTTCAACTTCTTGCCCATATCTTCTTCGTCTTTCTTCGGGTACATACCTGCTTCTGTTTCGGCAGGTGTTGCAGGAAGCACAGGCTCGATGGCTGTGATAAGTCCGTTCGCTGTGGTTACCTTAGTACCATCTTCAAGTTCGTGCGTTCCATCTGGTGCTGGGTTCGTACCTTGTTCAGTAACGACCATAAGCGGATAGCCCACTTGAAGTTCGTCATACGTTATCATAGTGCCATCTTTCAGCTTGCCCTCGCCCATCATCTTTTCTTCTTCTTTGGGTTTTTCTGTGGCTTCAGGCATAGCTTCGCCAAGCCCTAACAGGATGCGCATCTTTGCGAATTTCTCTTCGCCGATTAATTCTTTGATTGATTGTCTAATATCTGACATAGCAGGTTGTTTACTATAAATAGCAATCCTGCATAGCTGTTCAACTTAGAACTTCTTTCAGCTTGTTGATGACCTGCTCATCCGTTGCAGTGATTAACTTTTTCAGAAAGAAACCCTCTACGCTGAAGCCTTTGAATGTGCCTGCTTTTATTAAGTTCCACACCTCGTCATTCTCTATCTTGTACGAACCGAACCAACTGCCATCGGGTATGTTGTCGAAGCCTGTCGGTGCTGTTATGCCACGCTGACTGTCGATAATGAAACTCTCGAACATATACACGCCCTCTACCTGCTGACCGTTGTGCATCAAGTTCACCGAATGTTGGAATCCATCCTTGTGGTACTTCATTACAAGCTGCTCAATAGTCGCTGCATCGAATACGACATAGAACTCGAAGCCATCCGCACCTTTGCGATATATAGGCAGGTTGGCAATCATAAGCGGTCCAGTTACAATCCTTCGTTCTTCATTTTGTACTGCAAATTTCAACTTCTGCTCACGGTCTATTTGTTCAAGTTTACGTTGCGCCCATTCGA